AAAACTACGACAAATGCCTAGAGACTATTTTACACCACGAAGGTGGATATGTAAATCATCCTAAGGATCCAGGCGGTGAAACTAATTTAGGTGTAACTAAAAGAGTTTACGAAGAGCATGGTGGCACAAAAGACATGAAAGACTTAACAGTTGAAGATGTTGCACCAATTTATAAAAAAGGTTATTGGGATAAAATGAAAGGTGATGAACTACCAAATGGTTTAGACCTTTGCGTTTTTGATTTTGGAGTTAATGCAGGACCAGGCAGAGCGGCTAAGTACCTACAAACAATGATTGGTACAGTTGCAGATGGTGGTATTGGACCTAATACTTTAGCAAAACTAAAAGAATATGTTGACGCTAATGGTTTAGAAAAATGTGTTAAAGATTACCAAAGTGAAAGACAAAAATATTATGAGAAGTTAAGTACATTTGATACATTTGGTAAAGGTTGGACAAGAAGAGTTGATGAGACTACTGAATTAGCCTTATCAATGCTCAGCTGAGAGACAGAACCGTTTAAGTCGGGTAGAGATTATTTAAATGATTTATATGCCAAAAAAGGCATTTAAGGCTTGACAATAAGAGAATATGTGTATATAATATAGATATAAAATGAAAAAGGAATTGATATGACTAAAAACTTTGTACAACTAGATGAGAGTAAGTTACCTAAAACCAAAGGTAAAAATATTGATGGTTTTAGATTTTACTCAGTCGGCGATAAAAACTTTCCAAGTATTACAACCGTATTAGGTGCAATCCCAAAACCAGGTCTTGTCGCATGGCGTAAAAATGTTGGCGAAGAGGCAGCGAAATGGGAAATGAATCGAGCTGCTCGTAGAGGTTCAGCTACGCATACTTTGGTAGAACAATATTTAAAAGGTGAAACACCGTCTATTCGTGATGTGTTGCCTTTAGGTATGTTTAGACTTTTAAAACCATACCTTGAACAGATTGACAATATTCATTGTCTTGAAACTATCATGTATAGTAACAAATTGACCGTTGCAGGTCAAGTTGATTGTATTGCAGAATACAATGGTAAATTGTCTGTAATTGATTTCAAAACGGCTAATAAAGAAAGAGTTGATAGTTGGAACGAAAACTATTATATTCAATGTACTGCTTATGCAATTATGTATGAAGAATTGTTTGGCACACCAATTGACCAAATTGTTATTCTTCAAGCTGGTGAAGATGGTTCTGCTAAGGCATTCGTAAAGAACAAAGCTGATTACGAAGAGAAACTTGGTAAAGCAATTGAAGGCTTTTATAAATATTATGAAGAGAAGACAAAAGGCATAAAGTCATAATGGTCTCTTAAAGAGGAGAAGACCATGTTTAAATACATAACTATATTATTTCTATTCTTCTCTACATTTGCTAGTGCAGATGAACATGGATATGATTTTAGATGGCAACATATTCCGGTAATTTGTGGTGATACACCAGAAATATTAAAATATCTTGAAGATAACGAATTTATATTACAATATGTTTCTGTAGGTAGAGAAGGTTCAAAACCAGATGGCAATCCAGCATATTGGGTAGCATTTTATTTAAATGAAAAAGGTACTGAATCAATATCTACTGCTACATCACCGTCAGGTAATGAAACATGCATATTGTATAGAAGTTTTGATTTAAGAAGCTCGAAAATACAAACGAGTTTATAGAAATTAGTCGTTGACGACAATTATGGTAGACATACTGGACGAGGGTGCGATTCCCTCCAGCTCCACCATAACTACATGAAGAGATTAACACAGACAATTTTCATGTAGTTATGATGGGGCTGAACTAGGCTCGACAGGTGTTGAGAAAATTGTAAGAGATTAATAGGTGGCAACCTTTCATGCTAATTAAACGCAAACGATAATAACTTTGCATTAGCAGCTTAGGCTGTTTAGGGTTTTGTGGATTGTACCTCGTAACAGAAACAATCCACGCTTTACAAATTTAACAACAAGTGATATATTAGTAATATGAATAGTAAAGAATTTAGTTTAATTATAGAGGGTGTTGTTAAAGAAAAAAGACCAATATCTTACATGGACGCAATACTATGGTATTGTGAACAGAATCAAATCGAAGTCGAAACAGTTGGTCGACTTATCTCAAAAGCACTAAAAGAAAAAATACAAGTTGAAGCTTCAAATGCTAAACTTTTGAAAATTGAGGAGACGGGAAAATTACCAGTATGAACATTGAATTGATTGATAAAATGGGTAGTGACTTATCAGTTGTAAATGCAGCTCGTGTATCATTTAATAAAAAGAAAAGTGAGTTTGAGGAGAAAGATGAAAAACTAATTAAGTATCTTGCTGAACATGACCATTGGTCACCTTTTGGTCATACCACTTTACAGTTTTTAATCAAAGCACCTGTGTTTGTTGCAAGACAATTAGTAAAACACCAAGTTGGTTTAGTGTGGAATGAAGTAAGTCGAAGATATGTAGATACACCACCAGAGTTTTATGTACCTTTTATTTGGCGTGGTGCACCAGAAAATAAAAAACAAGGTTCGAGTGAGAAAGAAATAGAGTTTGATATTACAGATGTGGTACAGGCATGTAAAACAGTTTATAATGATATGATTGAAGAAGGCATTGCTCCTGAAATGGCTAGAATGGTTTTACCACAAAACATGATGACAGAGTGGTACTGGACAGGTTCAGTAATGGCATTTGCTCGTGTATGTAATTTAAGAAATAAACCAGACTCACAAGAAGAAACAAGAATGATAACCCAACAAATGGCAAAACATTTAAAAGACCATTTTCCAATTAGTGCAAAGTATTTGTTAGATGAAAAAGTATAAAGACAGAATTGATGATTTTTTTAAATGGGTAAAAGGTACTGAACTTGTCGAGTTAGATGACATTGATGTATCAGAGGATCCTGTTAGACCAGAGTTGACACTCGGTTTTAGAATCACTCATGGTAGAAAGATATTTGGTCTAAAATATAATGATGAAATTGAAGCAATTGTATGTACAGCATTTTGTCCTGAAGTACCATTTACAGTAAGAGAAATGGATTACATGTCGCAGGCTGCCAATCAAGATGGTCAAAGAGGTTCAATTTGTGTTGCATATACTGTATGGTCTAGGAAAAGAGGTGCAGGTAAAGAGATTATTAAAAAACTTGCCGAATGGGCTGATACACAAAATTTTGAAAGATTGGTAACTTTATCACCATTGACACCTATGGCAACACACTTTCATATTAGAAATGGTGCAAAACAGGTACACATTAATGAAGAGACACAAAACTTTGAATATAAATTATAATTATGTATGGTGGATTTGATGTATTTAAAACTTACTTGGCTGTTAAAAATCATTTTACTACCGATTATGATTACAATAAGTATGGTGGAAGAGTTACAGCAAAGTTGGAAAGCTTTACGAAACGGCCAGATAGGTACTTTTTTCATAAACTTTCTAAAAGATATAATGAGCGAGACATATTGGATTATTTTGTTTCTAATTTTGCTCTTGATGGTAATAAGTGGGTTGGTAATATTGTAGGCAATGAAGGTTCTGAGAATTATACCAAGTGGCGAAAGTATAAAGAGTCGTTTGACTATCATTTTAGAAACGATTGTGTATCTATCAATAATGACCTTAGTAACCGTGGCATTTCTTTTAATGATGGTTTTCTCGTTAATTCAGGCCAACATCCTAGAATTTTACGATTACATATTCAAAAGAAAATTCACATCCAGACCACCGTCATTCTTGATTCAGTATTATCGTTTAGCAAGGTATGGAATAAAGAAATTGATGAAAAAGTTGTATGGCCTAAAATCGCACATACGCTTGCCAAATTAAAACCATTTGTGATATATAATGAAACACAAGTAAAACTAACATTAAAAGATGTATTTGTAAATGAAAGAGATTAAACCAATAGACGAAAAATTAGATGAAAAGATTGCTAAATTAAATAGTAGTAGAGTATATAAAAAGATAACACCAAAAGGTGACTTATCTTGGTATATTAAATGGGCAAGTAGTGTGTTGTTGATTATTGCTATGGTAATGACTTCAGTAAATATTTTTCCTTACAACTTGTATCCTGCAATTCTAGGTATGACAGGTTGGTTAATTGTAGGATTGCTATGGCACGATAGAGCGCTGATAGTATTAAACGCAATATCTATGGCTATCTATGCTATGGGTATTATTAATAGTTGGATAGGACAATGATAAAGACAATTAAAGATTTTTGGTTATCATCTTACGAATCAGATAAGGTGGCATTTTACTATGAGTTAGTAAGTTTTATTTTTATTGTAGGTGCAAGTATGACAATGGCATTTACAGCAGATAATCCAGATATGAGATACATTTATCCAGGATACTTTTTAGGAAGTTTGACAGCCGTATATGCACACTATCGTAGAAAGTTGGCATGGCCTACAATGTTAGTAGGTTATTTTACAATCGTAAATGTGTTTGGTTGGACAGTAGCAATGGGGTGGTTTTGAAAAGAGTTTTTTGTATAGGCAATGGTGAAAGTAGAAAAGGTTTTGACTTATCAAAGTTAAGACAGTTTGGTAACATTTATGGTTGCAATGC